AAAGAATAACGGACTGCCGATATAACTCATGCGGTAGATGGCTTTTTCTAGCAATACTAAGCCATACTCACCACCAGCCAAACCCATGATGTCACCACCGTCAGCAATTACCTGACTGTCTGATTGACTAGTAGCGCCAGGTGTCCAGTTAGTCTCGTCGTTAATGTCAGACCAGTAAACTTTGTTTTCAAAGCTAGTTACATTAGCAGCAACAACAAAATCACGAACTACTGTTATGTATTTAGCAGTAGGCGCAGCAGCAGCAACATCAGCAAAGTAATCAGTTGTATTTAACTCAACAGCCTGTATCTTATCTAAACCATTTGCAGCCAACATTACAGCGCCAAATTGAACAACATCCCAAGATACAACATCTGTGTATCCTGTTGTAGTCATTGCCTCTAATGCTCGAGTCGAATTATTGTATTTGAATATTTGACTAGCACCAGCAGCAAACAATGTAGATACTTGGGCATACTTACCAGCAAAAACTGTTAGCAAAGTTTGACCTGCGTTCCCGCTTAAATCTGCCTCTGACTGCATTGGCTCATAGCCATTAGTCACAGGTATACAGTTCTTAGCTTCCGTAAGCGCACCAGTAACGCCAGGTTGGTCTGGTAGCCATTCGCCAAATACTAATTTTGTCTGAGCCATGTATTACTTTCAGCAGGTATATTTGTCCATATATTACTATTAGCAGAAATATTGCTCCATGTATTAGGAGACTCAGTTGCATCAATCCATTCATCACCAATAATTGTACCAATTGTTACAACTACTGCATCAGATACTATATTAGCAAAACCTGAATAATTAGCATTTGCATTACAATCTATAGTTACATATCCATTTATATTAGCTTCTGCATTAATTTGTCTTGACCCATCAGAAACAACTGTTGCAAATCCTAAAATATTAGCTTGCCCAAAATATATATAATTTGCAGAGGCAGTAACTACAGCTATGCCATTAATTGATGCAGATGAGCTATAAATTCCTGATCCACTACATAATATTGTGGCAAAACCATTAACTGCTGCATCGCCAGATACTATTAATCCAGTTGTACTAGTCGATATTGCAGCGGCAGATAACGGATAAAATCCAAGCATTGCTTACTCCGGTTGCGTAGGCCAAGTAATTATCCAAGGAAACCCATCTTGTGATGATATATCACGTAAAGCCTGACGATACGCAGCCCATACAGTTTGATCTACAGGAGCGTCTGCTACCTGAGTCCAATCACATTCTTTGAGTTTGTCATTGCGACTTGTACGCACCGACTTGGCCTGATCTGCGTCCTTAGATGCCTTATAAGCAGACTCTTGCTCCGCTGCCGTTTGTGCTGGCTCAGTCTCAGTAGCAGCAAGATCAGTAAACACAGGGCCAAGAATGTATTTAGTAAACCACTTACCATCTACTAGCTCTACACCAGCAGATTGTGAGTATTGATAAACATCACCGCCTGTAGCTTGTGGGCCTTCAAGCACTACATCAGCACCAAACTCGTCTAATGTTTCTGCGCTAATTTGCTGTGAAAATGAAGTGTTTGGGTAAAGTGCGCGAAATTCACCTTCGTATATTACCGCGCCAGTTTCTCTAATTCGTACTTGCATGATTAGCCTTTAAGCAATAGCCAAGAATATATAGGTTCCAGCATTTACATTGATTGCTGCCAAAATGGTTGAGTTCAGAGCAAAACCTGTTGATACTGTTGTAACAGAACCAAGGGTTGCTGTTTCGATAGCAATGCTGTTTAAACGTAAGTATGGGTTTGTTAATACAGTCATGCCACGAGCTGTGTCATATACATACCAATCACCAGTTGCATCAGTACGTTTAATTAGGACGAACCTTGCACCACTTGTGAGGCCGCAATCAATGGTTTGGGTTGTCCCGTTGCCTGTGTAGCTGCCTACTTTGGAAACTCCGGGGCAAGTTGCAAATAGGTAGGAGATATAAGTTTTGCCTGAATCATTTGTTTCTGTATCAGTACCTACGGTGAAAACTGAATTAGTAGGCGTAGTACTATTCAAATTACTGCTGCCACCCCAATACGCCGCATTAGCATATGTTAACGATGGCCCTGAAGATGGCCCAAGAGAAACATGATATACAGGCCAACTCCCGCCTGCTGCACTACGCAATTTAATAATCATCAACTCAGGCACTACTGTCAGGTTATGCGCCACGGTTCTAGCTACCCCTGTCCCCGTATAGCAAACCACATCAAAAAATCCAGGTGCGCGACTAAATAAATAATTAACAAACGTATTTGCTGAAGCATTTGTAATTGTTGATGTTGTTCCTACTTTCACCCCATCCATTACATCCCAAGGGTTAGCTTGCAAAATAGTTGTACCAGCCGCAACTTCTGCTGCCGTGGTTGATGTTACAAGATACCCAGTACCTGTGAGTCTTGATGAATACAGGTCAGCAACTGCTGCCCCACGGTTTTTAATTATCACCGCATCATCTACGCCAGACCCACCAGTAACCGTAGCGTTTGCCCCTGTACCTGTTCTAGCAGATATGCCAAACACCGTCGTACCCAACGTAGGCACGGCCATCGGGCCACGACGTATGGCTACGTAGATGTAACTTGATCCACTTACATTCAACGCGCTATTAGCGTTTAAAAGGTCAAAACCTGTTGCAGTTGGTCTTATCGCATTGCTAACCGATACCGTAGCACCTTCAGCATTTGCGTTATTAGGGCATAAAGCTGCGTTAGATGTCCCAACAGTTAAACCGCGCATAACATCTAACAAAATCCAATCACTTACAGCGACAGTCGTTCTCTTGATTAACAACCATTGCGGTTCATAGCCAAGATTGATACTGTTTGTTGTACTATTTCCCGTATATGTCCCACAGCTAATCACATTGTCCGTACCAGTAAGACCAAAGCCTCCTGCATTGTGGGCGAATAGGTAGGCTACATAAGTTACACTACTAACATTTGTTCTAGCGCCAGTAGAATAAAGTGTGAACTGTGTGGATGTCCAAGCGGTTGCTTGGCTTGTTCCAAGAAAGGATGAGTCTCTTCCGCTTGTTGATTCAAGACCAAGACCCACATTAGCAAAATCACTTGTATCACCATTTAACCCACTACTTCTAATATTTACATACCAACTTCCAGTAGTACTGGTCGCCTTAATCATAATAATGGCAGGAATTGCGCCTAGCGCATGGGTTATTAATCTATTTGATGCGCCATTCCCTGTCCAAGTCACAATATCAAAAAACTTAGGCTGTTCGCGGAATGTCCATGAGGCGTAGGTCACAGCATTAGTATTAAGCGTGGTAGCTCCAGATTCATTTGTACCAAGAGCATATCCGTTTGAGTTAAATGCTGTGATATTCTGGGTGCTATTTGCGTTTGCAGCGCCGTTTGTATTGACAGAAGTAAGGTACTTGCCACGTCCTTGCACCGAATCAATCAACACGCTTCCATCTGCCGCGCTTCTAGCTTTTGTCCAAACTAACCCACCCTTACCCGCTAGATCAATCCCATTGGTAATTGTTTGAGTCGTGCTGTTGCCATTATAAAGATACGTAGAGAACATATCCTCGATGTAATTAGCTGCTGAAGATACCTGCGAATTTTGAGCGCTAAACATTACAATCCTTACAGGTAATTTTGACCAGCGTTTGAACCAATCCAATACGATCCATTAGCCACAAAGACATACTTATCCATCTTGCTAGCGGTAGCAGTAATAGTCGGTGCAGTACTAGCAGGCCACTTAACAGACGCAGGCCAAGTAACTGTGCGACTACCTGTAGCATCCTGCAACAACAGCAAAGTAAAGCCTTTGCCTGATACTACTGTCGGGAATGTAAACGTACAATTGCCAGTTAACGTCAGTATCTGAACAGAGCCATTAGCCAAGTCAATCGTGTACGCTGTGCTAGTGTTAGCTGTGTTGGTTTTCTCAATGTAGTCTTGACCTAATTGAATCTGACCGCCAAAATAATTGGCAGCAGTACCGGCCATGTACAGATTCCAACGACCAGTGCCGGATGCTATGTTGCCTAAAAAACCGTAATTGTTTGTTGCGCCTGTTAATGTATTACTTACTTCAAAACCATATTGATTTGTTACTGCCGAACCTGCACCAATAGTGCCTTGTTGAGCAAAAAAATGGGTCAAGGTACTCAATGTAAACGCCGTAGCCGCAGTTTGTGGAACAGATACAAACATTTTTGCTTGCGATGTTACATCCGATTGAATCGTTCCTAAGTTATATAAATTCCATGCAACCGTAGAACCAGTTATGTTTTTTGCAGCTTGTAATGTTGTACCGGCAGTTGGTGTACCACCAATTCCTACATTGCCCGCATTTGTAATCCGCATACGCTCAGTTGGCGCACTAGCACCATCAGCAGTTGTGCTAAATACTAACCTGCCGGGCATATCGTTAGTGCCGGGAGTGCCGTCTACAAATGACTGTATTTTTGCGCCTTGAACCCAGTTTGTGCCATCATCTCCAGCAAAAATTAAAGAACCAAGTGCTGATTCTGCTACAACAGCA